CAGACTCCTCTTCTTTCTCGCCCGTCTCCGTCTCGCCATGGCCTCCTTCGATGACCTCACCCTTTTCATCATCGCCCTCTGTTCCGATTTCAATTTTTTCTCCACCTGTCCCATAGTCTCCTTCTCCTTCTCCTTCTCTTTCATCTTCATCCCTCACCGGCAAGCTCTTCAACAACTTCAACGCCAAGTTGGCAGCATCAATCGATCCCTTCCGACCCCACCGCAACTCACCAATGTCAGCCACAGCAGAACGCGCTATCCCAGAAATCACACCACGCTCAGCAAACAAATCGAGTATCTCGCTACCAACCTTGCACCAGCCAAGACTCTCCCGACCAGCCAACGCCAACAACCATGGCAAGTTCGCCCAACTGTTCCATCCCGCATACTCATTATGATGTCCTTTGATTTTAGCCAGGAATCCAATCGCACTTCCATCGTCATCCCAACTCTCACCCATAAACTCACGCGTGCCATCCTCAAACACCTTGGCTGCACCGGCATACAATCTGAACACATCGCGCTCCATGCGCGGGTCTTCAATACCATTCCAAACCAAGTGACCGTAATCGCCCCAGCCCTCAATCAAATCTCGATACGCCTTGATCTTCTTTTTATCTTTGTTCGTGAACAACACATGGCCTATCTCATGCATCTTGATCATTCGCAACATGTTCGCCTTCGCCAATGGCAACGGCACATCACGTCTCCAGTTCTGCAACGTGACCGTCTCATGGTTGGTTGACCCACCCATCTCTGCTTTCAACACAACTTGTAACTTACTGTCCCTGCCAAAAATCTTGACGGTCTCAACGAGCTCATGCTCAAATATGTTCGGATCAATTACTTTGCGTGTCATAGTCATGTCTTGTCTCCTTCTCTACATCCTGTAGTCTTGTCCGAAAGAACCCATCACACTCAGGTCGCAACGCATGAAACAACCTCGCATAATAGGCAGTAAAATTATTCTGTAACTTGAACGCACCGTCCGTCTCGATCTCCGTGTGCCACCTAATCCTCTCGAAGATCGCCTTCGCACTGTAATGCTCATGCCCTCGGGCAATGACATCATCCGTAAACTTCTCAAACAATTTCCAGACATCAGGGTTTTCCCGATGCCATGCCCACCATCTTTCTTTGGCACTTGGTTCATCACTCATTCTCAAAGCTCCTCAATTCACCTTCCCACCCACAATTGTTGCAGACACAGATGTCTCTTCTGTCTGTATCAGGCACCTCATGATCACCGATCTCCCAAGTGTTAGGGTTGACCCATATGTTCGCGTTTACCGCCAACTCCAAACTTCCACACTCACTGCATTTGTATTCACTCATCAATCCATCCCCACACCAAAAACGTTGGCTGCCAAATCACGCAGCACACTTTTATCCAGATCACTGGCCCCATTAATTATTGAGCTGGTCACAGCAAACTTTACATCTTTATGATCGACCCACTTCTGAGCCAGCGCACTCAGGTTGCGCAAACTTACTGGCATTGCCGTCCGCTGCTGCAAGAAAGCCTCGCGTGATATCTCTGCGAACTGCGCACACTTGGCCGCCTCATCATCATTCAACCCGGCAACCATCTTCTTCAAGACATCAGCCTCGACATCAGGCGTCATGTATTTCGCAACATGAAAGCTGCCGAACCGATTCATAAATGGAGCAGGCAAGACACGACACGCAGGATACAATCCCGTGTCATCACCACGACCCACCGTGTTACACAACGCCACGTATCTGAAGTACGGATGAGCAACTATCGTCTCGCCCGTATCACTCTCGGGCAAAGGCAATTCCCAATCAGTCAAGACAGGCTGAAGAAAGTAGACAATGTCAGCACGGGCACATGATTGTTCATCACCCACAAAGATGATAGGGAACTTCATAGCCTTGGGCAGTACGCCCTCAAGAAAGTGTGACATCGATGCGCTGTCTTTTACGCTCAGCTTATCTTTGCCCAAGACATCGCTACGTCCGAGCTCACTATCAAACGAGATGCCCGTGCTCATCCATCCAGTACGTGAGCAATAGTTATTTATACCTGTGGTCTTGCCACATCCTGTTGGCCCCGTTATCCACAACGGTGTACGATTTTCTATGGCATCGACGATCAACAACAGCATGTCCAAGTCATGCACAAACGTATAGTTCTCATCGCACTCAGGCACGAAAGGATTGATGTCTTCCCAATCCCACACCGTAACCTCCATGCCCTTGAATCTCGGATCAAGATTGGCTTCAGAAAACCGATCAGTCACCAACACTTTCTGCGGTGTACCCTCCGGTATCGTCGCCGCACCGAGCTCACCCTTCGGTGACTTGGCAATCACAGACTTTGGCTTAACTCTCAATCGCTTGAGTGCATCATCCAACTCACCTTGCGTCACACCATGCTTGGCACTCAACTTGGCGTGCTCCGATGTCGTCGTCGCAAGTGACCGCTTCAACCCAGCAATCTCCTCTCCATCAACACCCTTCACATAGCCCTTCAAGATGTCACCGAAGTCAGGTGCCGTACCCTTACTCCCAATGGCAAGAAGTTTATTGATCGAATTATTATATGTTCCCGTCCACTCGAACTCTTTGCTCGTCGTCGCTTCCATCGTCTCGTCTCCTGTTTTTTCTTTACCACTCAGCGTCTTAATTTGTGCCTCTAATAACTCACGCACACATTGCATCAGGTAATCTCTATTCTCTGCCCCTAATGTTTGGTTAACTTCGCACTCATAAACACCGGCAATGCCACAGCTCAAAAGCCACAGTACCTTCACCCCGAGGTGATCACGCCATGCCGCAAACGAGCGACCCTCGTAAGCGGCTGCGCTTACCTTGCTCAACCACACACAACCTGATATATTTCCAGCACTAACCATGGCCCTCAAAGCTCTGCGATTATCCACGCCACCTACTGATGTGTGACCCGGCATCCTCCTCAACAATTCAGTCAACTCATCGATCTTGTCTGCTCTAATGGTCATTTCTTATCTCCTTAACTCTCCAGTTTACGTTCAACAATAAATTCCTCACCGCAGGCATCGTTCAGACACCAGTGATGGGATTCTTCCATTCCTTCGTTGATTGCTGGGATGAAATCCCATCCCGTTAATCCGTTGCATCTAAGGCAAGCCACGTTCTGTGGTGAGTTGACCGCTTGTACCAATTCTAGTACCGGCTCTTGATCATTTATGTTTTGTTTCATGTCTTATTGCCCCTGCTGTGTACTAAGTTGACGTGCCTTTTTGTGAGCACGCTTAATGAGTTTGTCGTACCAAGCCTCGTTCATCAGGCTCCAATGCAACCCACACATTACCAATCTACCTTTTGTCCAATCGCCATCCCCTCCATCTGGCTCTTGGAAGTAAGTAACCCATGTCCCGTCGTCTTTAATGACAAGAACCGAGTCGCCACTTTCCACCACGATACTCATGTGCACGTCCCTTTCTGTTTCTGTTGTGTGATTTTAGTAAATGAGTTGGCCCAAGCTGCCCCATGTGAGGAGCGCCAACTCAAACAGCATGAAGGCTACGATGGCCCATGCATCTTCTTTCTTCCAACCCAAGCTGCGCAGCTTACGAAGCACGGGCATACTCATCAGTCTTTGCGAGAAGTTTAAGCGCAAGCAACCCAATGCATGTCTCAACATTAAGATACGCCGCGTCATCGGGGACATCACCTTCATTGGATTGATACCTCCACGTTTCCATCATCCTCAAACATGATATGATGGAGACGTTGGGCCGCTTGATCTTGTCCTCCTCTGTTAAAACAATCCCATCAAAAACTTGATCACGATCACGATCCATTCCATCGTCGTCCTCCTTATCCATATCGTCGTTCAGGTCTTTGACTTTCATGCTGATACCTTCGCTTCGCTTTCAGTAACGCCTTCGTCGTTACGGTTTCGTTTGGCACGCGACTTGATGTCGCGCTTGATGAGATCGATGTTGCTCTCGGACATGAGAGATATTGCCGTGCTTGTGAGTGATAGTTTGTGACGCACGTCATTGGCCTCGGGCCATACGGCAACCACATCTTCGAGTGTCTTGGATGACCAGATCAGGTCACTGTATGCGTTGAGAAGAAGGCGTCGTTCTTTTAGGGGTTCATGTATGACGAGGTCGATGTCGCTACGCAGTGAGGTGTGACGCAGGAACTCATTGCGATCACCTATGCTCATCACGTTGAAGGTGAGGCCACGACGTGTGTGCTCCGGTGTGTAGGGGATGCCTGCATTGAGGTGCAACTTGGCGGGATCGTAGTTCATCTTCATGTAGTACGTTACTTGTTCGTCGTAGTGTAGGTCGGATGTTTTCAACATGCCTGCCGGTGTCATTATGTCCTCGTTTCCGTTTGTTCCTTCTAACGAGTGTTGTTCGGCGACGTAAGGGAGATACAGCATGTCGAAGTAAAACTCTTGTGCGTCTGTCTTTGTGCAGTTGATGCCTCGGATTGTTGGTGCATCGACGGGGTTGTACTTGGCCAAGACATCCATGTCGGCTGCGGGGTAGACTTTTTCTGTCTCGGCATTGAGGAAAGCACACAGCTCAAGGTGCAAGGGTGTGATCTTGCTGATCAGCTTTTCCAACTTCTTACTGGCTGGAGGTGATGCCTTGACGGTGTCCCGTGAAAAACTTAGGAGGATGTCTCGCTTCTTGTTGTTGAGCGTTAGTTTCTTTTGCTTGGTCATGGGTTAGTCTCCTTGGTTGATTGCGTGAGTTAGGTTGGCGAGGTTTTCGGTGATCCGAGCGTCGGTGTGACGGAATTCGTAGGTTCCTGTCTCCCCGTCATCGACTTCGTCTATGATGAAGAACATGTTGGCTACCTCAGTGGCGGCCTCGATGAGAGCATCACGTTTTCGCTTGGCCTTGAGGTCGGGTTTCCGAGACATAGTGGAAGATGTCATGGGTAGTGTGTCTGCCTCTGCCTTGGCTATGTTGACCATCGCATCGGTGTCCTTGGTGATTGTCCACCCCAACTCCTTGGCTATGCGTTCGAGCATGGCTGTCTTGCCTTCGGTGCCGTCGTCCATGAGCCATGGGTTGTTGTCGGGTGTGTCTGCCTTGAGGTTGACAGTGAACTGTTCGACCGTCAGGTCTTTGTTGTATCGGTCGTGTGCTTCCTCATTGACGGTGACACAGTTGACTTGATCGTCCTCTTCGTAACGGACATAGCGGGATACTCGATCATCATCCCAAGCAAACCCCCATTCCGCTAAGAGTTGGGTGTTGTCCATCTTTAGGTGGGCGATGGGAATCTTGGTGACGAACGTGTCGTATGAGAGAGAGGATGTCGTCTCTACTTCGACGGTGATAACGTATGGTGTATTCATTAGTGTCTCCTTTCCGAGACATAGTGCAGGGGATCAGTGGTAGGAGGCAGAGGTTGTCTGCCCCCATACCCTGACGGTGGGTGCATGGGTTAGAAGGGAGCGAGGGATCGGTTGCCTTCGCAGATAGCAGAGAGCCTGCCTTGGCTGGCATCACCACGGGCCATGACGATGGCTTGGATGTCTGCGCCACGCTCGATGATGTCGTCGTCCTCCCGGCGTTGGGAGGTGAGGCCACAGAATTCGAGGTGGAGGTTGAAGAGTTCACGCATGAGGGAGAAGGATGAGCGGGAGATGTACGATCCTGCACTGTACTTTCCTGCGAAGGTGAGGTGAGTGATGCTGCCTGTTGATCGGTTCTTGATTGAGATTGTTTTCATGTCTTGTGTCCTTTCCTTTTGGCGCTGAGTGATTTCAGCTTGTTGTCATTCCGTTTGAATCGGAATGAAAGGCGTTCTACCTTACGTGTCTTGGCTACGAATTCGAGGGAGGATGACGCTTGGCCGATGAATGGATCGTCGGTGTCTGTGTCAGGGGTGATGAGATCACGATATGGGACACGACAGTCCTTGAACGTGAACTCTATGGGCTTGAACGGGTTGGCTGTTGTTGCCCACATTATTGTTCGGATCAACGTGCAACCCACCCGATTGGGCGTTTGATTGCGGTCACTTGACCGAGGGCTGTGCGTATGCGGTGCCAAACGACAGGGCGATCCTTCATGGTTATGAAGGGACGGCCATTGATGGATATGATGGTGGTTTTGTTAGCGGACATGATGTCCTCCTTGTGTTGTGTGAGTTGGTCACACGGCCTTGTGCAATGCGCACAGTGGAGCCATCCCCGTCTTGGCTGGAGATGACTCGTCTGTGGGCTACGCGGTGGTGTTAAGGGCGAGGGTTACTTGGTTGATGAGCATGGCTCTGTCGTTGTATCGAATGACGAGGCCACGTCGCTTTCCTAGCTCAACGATGTCGTGATCGTCGATGGCGTCGAATTGTGCGAGGTCGATGAGTTCAGTGAGTAGGGCTGCGAGTGAGGATAGGTATGTTGGTGACATGTCTTGATCTCCTTTGGGCATGAAAAAACCCCACACTCGGGAGAGTGCAGGGTGAGTGATGGGTAACATCACAGTTCAGGGGTCGAAGGGTGAGCTCCGCCCCTACGCTGTGGCGTTATTTGTTCTTGTAGCTTTCGATGAGTTCCTCCATGCGTTCAGCGTACTGGAGGTACACGTTGGCAAGGGGTTTGTTGCCCAGACCCTCCGCGATAGCCGCTTCGTTGAGGTAGTGCTCCATGCGTGGAGCTGCTGTCTGGGTGTTCATGTCTTTCGTGAGTAGCATGTGCTTGGGTTCTCCTTTCGGGAGGTTGGTTGCCCCCTCGTGGGGGTTAATGTAGGGTATTTGAGTACCCCGTGCTGGATAGTACGTGTTTGTTGTGCGGGTTTGAAACTAACTACATGGAAAGGTTGTAGAACATGGATGACGAAGCTAATGATTGTCCGCCAGCGTCAGAGTTGGTGATTAACCACGCAAAACATGGCCTAAAGCAGCCATATACACCCGATCAGGTGCGTGAAATGCGCAATGTCTTGGGCAATTATGCGTCCCAGATGATACCAATGGCAGCCGAGGTTGTGTCCGGTGAAAGAACGTGGGATCGGCAGCAAGTCGCGGTATTCAAGATGTTTCTCGACAAGAGTATGCCCACGGTAGAGGCCAAGATGATTGACAAGCGAATCACCGTCAGCGATCTCGGCACCCTGTCCCGTGAAGACTTGGAAGCCATCGCCAGCGAGAAGGACTAAAGGGGGAACAAACACCGCCAATGTCAGACCTTACGTCAGACTAAACCCTCAACACCGCAGAACTCTGCCGATGCAATCAGGTTTGTAGCCTGACAGCCTAGCTTACCGGAAGGCTGAGACTCCTGAATCCCAGCCCTCAACGCAAGCCGCAGCCTATTTCTTGTTGGTGTTCCAAGCACGGAACCCGTGGACGTTGCCTGCAAGCATGGCCACAGCCGCTTCACAGTCAGCCACGGATGCACTCGCTTGAACCTTGGCAGCTCGGGCCACAGCCTTTGCGTCCTTGGCAGCTTCACGGGTAGCCGCTACCTGTTCCTTCGTTTGACCGTCGTGGCCGTGGGCAAACAGCGCGTCACGGTCTTCCCCCGCAATGAGTGCTAGTGCTACGTCGTCGCCCAACGCAATCGCTCTTGCGACCTTGCGACCCATTCCTTTGCTTCGGAACGTGAGCTCGTAAGACACGTCCGTCCCTGCGAGGTGCAAGGCGGCAAGGGCGAAGATTGATGTTGAAACGTGTGGGCGTGGAGTTTTGATTGGTGTGGACATGAAGTCCTCCTATGTGTGGCCTACGCTCGGCGCAGGCCGGGTTACGGAAGCAACGAACTACTCGTTACCTCTCACCGACCAGCTTCCTCTCATTAGATCGCGCCTGACGCAGGCGGGGGGGCGGCTTCGCCGCTTTCGCCGCATCGTCGCTGGTGGCTATCTCTACCCCCCTCGACCATAGCGACCAAAAATTTTATCTCCCATCGGCCAAAACTCCCAATGGCCCACCATTCCCCAGTATCCTCCCAACATGAAAAACACATCCCCCGTATCCCCATCCGAAGCGCAAGCAATGGCCGCCATATTCCGCGAAGCCAAGCGCCAAGGATGCTCCCCCGACCTCTCAACCCGCTTGGCACGAGGAGACACGCACGCTTCCGTTTCATCCGTCATCACAGCACCATCCGCCAGCTCCCTCATCACCAACACCGACACCGAAACCATTGGCCGCCTACACGACAAAGAACTCACTCGCCTAAAATCCACTGGCCAATCACCACGCAAGACGTGGCTCTAATCCAATGATCTACGCCCTCATCCTCGTATCCACAGTCTCCAACACGGGATTTCACTTCTCAACCCACCCCACCTATGCCGCCTGCCAACGGGCTATCGCCCGACCTCGCACCCCCAACCGCCCCGCAATATGCGTGGCCCTAAAACCAAGGTAGGCAGCCCAATGAACCAAGACAAACTCGACGCCGTGGCCACCAACGAATCATCCCGCATCTTCATGCGCAACATGCAAGAGCGACCCATATTCGACATCACGCCAGCCCAACAAAAGTCTTTCGATGGCACAGCCTACGAAGGCAACCCGCAAGACATGCGCGAAACCATCCTCGCTCGAATTCTCTCAGGCGACTCCTCGACAGGAAACTCAACAGCAGCGCAGCGCGAAGCGGCCAACGCCATCAGCACAGGCATGTGGCGATCCTCCCTCAACGGTCTACCCAACGCCGAACTCTCCTCAGAGGTCTACCCCTACATCGAGAACAGCCCCGTGACTCGATTAGGCTTCGATCCAGCCCGCACAACCATCCTGCCAGACACCCTTGGCTACAGATCAAAGTCGAACCCCGACATGGTCAACTACCTCAACGGCAGATACATCCAGCCCGACTTCCCCTCAAGTCAACTCGAAGCCCCCATCGCAAAAACCTTGTTCGACTACAAACGATCAAACAAAGACGCTCTCATCTCGTTCTCCCACAACGGCAACCGACCCCGCGAAGACATTCTCTCCACCATCTCCCACGAGTCACACCACAGAGGCACATCCATTCTCGACGATCAACATTACGACGAAGGCAAGGCACGCCTCAACGACTACTATAACGGTTCTCCCGACTCTAAATCCCGTGCCGTCCAATGGTTCGCAGATCGCAACGTCGGCACCCCAGAAGCCGCACGAAAAAAATATAAGTACGACGACCTCCTCGCCAAGGCATCAGCCATTCTCAACGACCGCGCCAATCCCCCCGACCCCGAACCACCAGCCAACAAAGATCGCATTCTCTCCTTCCTCAACTCTTTTTAGAAAGCTGCCGCCAATGACCCCCCTCATCCTCCACACCACCCAAACCGTCACCCTCACTAACCAAGTCCGCACATCCACCTCACTAAGCCAACCCGTACACCTCATCTCAACCGTCCCATGCCACATCCAAGTGGCCAAAGAACCAACACCCACCAAGCAAGATTTTTACATACCCGCCAACACCCCAACTCTCATTACCCCACCCGATGGCCAAAAGATCGGTGCGATCCTTCATCTCCAACAATCAACTCCCGGCGTCCTCTACATCACAGGAATTTCAAAATGAATGACAACATTATCTTGCCCTTCACTGACCCCCCAACGAAGACCTCGCCACCTACGCAATACACCAACCCCCTTCGCCCAACATCCTCAACAGCCGAGTTGTCCGTAATGTCATGCCCAACCTGTAAGAACAAAACGTTCATTGTCGCTCTCAACGAAGAGAGCAACTCTATAGACGAAGAGCACACCACTTTCTTTATTGCTTGCTCCGTTTGCGATGCCACAATCTCGGAGGTCATCCCCATTGTCTGATCGCCCAACTCCAGCACAAGCTGCCGCTCACATAATCCGTATCCAAGATGGTAGCTCCAGCTTCGCTGGCTTTGTCTCGGCCATGCATCACGTCCATGGAATGCCTCAAGACCTTTCCACATACCCCAAGTTCGAGCGCGATCTGATGCAACTGCTCGACAACATCGAAAGAGGTAACGAGAAGCGCGTCCTTCTTTGTATGCCACCCCGAACATGCAAATCCACTTTCGCCACCCAACTTCTCCCCGCCTACTTTATGGGCCGCAACTCACGCCGCCTAACAATCTCCGCATCCTACAACGCCGAGCTCGCAAAAGACTTTGGCAAGAAAGTCAAAAACCTAGTCACCGACCCCATCTTCCAACAAATTTTTCCAACGTTCGGAATGTCCCGCGACTCAACGTCCAACGTCCTCTGGAATTCCACCGAGGGTGGCCAATACTCAGCCATCGGCATAGGCGGGACAGCCACAGGTCGTGGGGCAAACCTCCTCGTCCTCGATGACCCCATCAAAAACCGCAAGGAAGCCAACTCCCTAACAATGCGCAACTTTGTCTGGAACGAATTCATCGACTCCCTCCACTCCCGTCTCGAACAAGAAAAGACAGCAGACGGCCTCGGAGAATCTGGCCGCATCATAATAGTCCTAACTCGCTGGCACGTAGACGACATCGCGGCCCGTATCCAAGCCTCCGAATACTGGAAAGAGGAGGGGTGGAAGTACGTCGAAATCAAAGCCATCGAGAACACCGAATCCCAAATCATAACTTCCAGAGCCAACTTACCCAAGGACGATCCGCGCTACCTACCCGGCCAGGAACTCCAAAAACTTGGTTCAAGTTCTCGCTCCGTCAAAATCAAAAACGAACAATCTTTCTGGCCCGAACGTTTCCCTCTCCCCTCCCTAGAACTCAAGCGAAAGGAAAACCCACAATCGTTCGCGTCCCTCTTCCAGCAATCCCCCTACATCGAGGGTGGCAACATTATCAAAGACGAATACTGGAAATTTTTCAAACCCGACCCCAACTCCCCTGTCGGTGGCCCCCAAGACATCACCATCTCAACAATAATCATCTCATGGGACACTTCCTTTTCCGTCAAGACCACAGCCGATCCTTCCGTGGCTCAAACTTGGGCTCTCGCAGACAACGGCGACATCTATCTTCTCGACCAATGGAAGCAGCGCGTAGACTTCCCCGACCTCAAGACAGCAGCAATTGGCCTCAACAACCGCTATCGCGGCAAGGGTCTAATTGGCCACTACATCGAAGACCGCGCCTCTGGCCAATCCCTCGTCCAAGAGCTCCAAAAGGAATCAGGCTTCTCCGTAATTCCCAAGCAAGTCTCCCATGATAAGATCACTCGTCTTCACACTGTCCTTGGCCTAATTCAAGGTGGCCGTGTTTACCTCCCAGAGGACGCAGACTTCCTCGATGAATTCACAGACGAGTGCCGTTCGTTCCCAGACACCACTCACGATGACCAAGTTGATTGTATGACTCTCGCGCTCGACGTGCTTTCCAAGCACACTCTATCCAGCCACGCAGCTTTCTCTCAACCCCTCACTCAACTCGCATCAAATCAACTCAACCAATCTGCAAACCACGCCATGCCCCTAACAAAATCACTAAATTCATTCTCCGGTTGGGGGGAGTAGAAAACTCACGCGGCCCCCCTCATAATCACTCCCAGCCGCCAAAGGAAAAAACATGACCGCACAGTATAAAAACGGCCCCAATGACGGCGTTATCGTAGACCTATCAGACCCAAACCGTCTAAACGCCCTCATGGCCAATCAAGATATATCCCACCTCTTCACGGAGACGGATCACGCACGCATTATCGATTACATGTGGGCCGCATTCGAGATGTCTCATCACCACATTTCTAAACGATACGATCATTGGGCCGAAGCAGATCGAGCCCACGATATCTATGTCCCACCAGACGCCACTCGCTTCCGCGAGAAGGCTGTCATCGCAGATACTCGCGCCGTCGCAGACACGGTCATTACCTACCTCATGTCTGCCATCACAGGACGAAACCCCATCTTCCAAATAGAAGGTGGTGACCGCAAATCCCGTCAGGTCGCTGCAATCACCGAACGTCTCCTTCACAAGAACACCCGAGCATTTGGTGGCGAAGCACGCCTTGCCCAGATGTTCCTCGACTCTACCAGATACGGCTTTGCCCCAACCAAGAACACATGGGACAGCAACCGCAATGCCAACGTCATCTCAAACTTTGACCCTCGCAGAGCCTTCCCCGACCCCCGAGTAAACTGGGGCGATTGGCAACGTATGCAATTCATTGGCTTCTCAGACTTCGCCTCCTTTGACGCACTCAAGCAAACCAAACTATATCCATCCCTCTACACCGACCCAGAGCTTCGTAAGGATCGCAGCCCCGCCAGTGGCCAACGCTTCAATGCCAACAAGTGGCAGCGTGAAACCGGCAGAGCCTTCTCCATCGATCCCCAGCTCATCAAGTCCCAATCATCCGAGCGGCACTACTCTCTTGGCACAGCAAGAGCTGTCAACGAATTGTGGGTACGCCTCTCAGGCGCGGACATTAACGTTCCATCCATCGATGAAATCTGGCTCGTCATCACATGCATTGACGAAGCCAAGGTCATCCGTTTTCAACTCAATCCATATGGCCGCCAGTTCCCTATGGTCTTAGGAGGCTTATACAATGACTTCCACAAGACATACTCCCAATCTCTCTACGACCTCATGCTCCCCCTCCACAACATCTCCACTTGGCTGCTCCGTTCTAGGATCGATAACGTTCAAGCTGCGCTCAACAATCTTATCTTCGCTGACCCGACACAGGTCAACCTCACCGATCTTATTGACCGGAACCCTTGGGGTATCGTCCGAACACTCCCCGGCGCGAAAGTCGGTGATGGCATCATGGTTCAGCAAGTTCCTGATGTAACCAAGGGCCACTGGACAGACATCAATATGATGTCCGATCAAAAACAACGTGTTGCAGCCGCATCCGATCTACAGCAAGGTATGCCGACAGCAGATGTCCGCTCTGCCACAGAAATCCAACGCCTCTCAATGATGGGTACAAAGCGCCTCGGTATGCTCTCCCGTGTCATGTCTGCCACAACTATCCGACCACTCGTCGAGATGCAAATTCAAAACCTCCAAATCGAGCTCGCAGATAACTACACTGACTCGCTTCGCATAGACCCATACAACACACCGGGCGTCCTTGCAGACCGCATAGACGACGGCTACCTAGAGTTCACTGCCGAAGACATCCGTGGAAATGTCGATTACCTAATCATCGACGGCACCCTCCCATCCGAACCATCCCGAGACCCAAAGACATGGATGGACTCAATCCAAATCATGTCCCAAACCGGTCTCGGCGAAGAATACAAACTTGGCATGTTGGCCGAAGAAGCCATCCGTGGCCTCGGTGTCAATGACCTCGACAAGTTCCGCATTACCAAGGAGGAGCGTGCAGAAGGCCGTTCGCCATCTCAAGAGTTCGCACTCAAAGAACAGATGCGTGGAGCCAACGTCCAACCAGCAGAAAATGTCATGCGTGAAGTTGAAAAAGGAAATCTCGTTTCCATGAATGCAGGAGCTCAAAATGGCTAAGACACCAAAGAATATCCAAACCCTCCGAGATTCATGCCCCGTCAAGGTGCGCAACTACATCGACATGATGATGGCCAACTTGCAAGCAGACACAGACCGCAGGATCGTCGAGATTGTCAACGCTATAACTCAGTCTGACTTATCCCTCGACCTCAAGGCCACCAATATTTCGGCTAGAGTCTCAACCCTAGAAAACCGCCAGCCCATTCCAGCAGGCAGACAGCGAGGCACCAACAATGGCTGAGACTAGACCCACCACCGAACAAATCCGTTTTACGTCTGCCAACACAGGAGACATGTCTCTCGACATGTACCTAGAAAATTCCGAGATCGGTGGCCGTTCCGTCCACTACCTCCTTGGCTCAATTTTCGATACATCTGGCGTCTTCATTGGCTCTGGCCTCTTCGATTGGAAAGCCACTTGGCTAACCGCAACCGCATACGCAGTTGGTGACACATTCATCGACCCAGCGACTGAGAACATTTACGTCACCCTCGTAGCCCACACTTCAAGCAGCGTAGCCAGTGATCTCGCAGCGGCAAAGACCGCCATCGTCTTTGACGTAACACAAGTCAAAGCAGACAAGGTAGCCGCAGCCGCAAGTGCAACAGCAGCCCAATCAAGCGAAGATGACGCAGCAGCCGACCTTCTGCTCACAAACGCCGACGTTGTCTTAACCCATGCAGATGTTGTCCTCACCGCAGCAGATGTCGTCTTAGCTGAAGCCGCCAAGACAGCAGCCCAAACCGCTCAATCCTTAGCTGAAACCGCATACGACAACGTAGACGATTTATACCTTGGCTCCAAAACCAGCGACCCAACACTCAACAACGACGGCGACGCACTCATCGACGGAACCCTCTACTACAACACAACATCGAACCAACTAAAAACATACGACCTTGGCACAACCACATGGATAGCGATCACATCCAACACCGACGAGAGCGTCAAAGTTTCAGCCAACGACACAACACCCGGCTACCTTAACGGCAAGCTCGTTGCGGGTGCAGGCATCACCCTCACAGAAAACTCAAACGGCTCCAACGAGACCCTCTCAATCACAAACTCTGGCCCCGGTTTGGGCATGATCTTGGCACTAGGATAAAAAAATGGCAGACGTATTAACTGGCAAAGGTTACGCAGTAACGACCACAGACACAGCAGCACTAACTGCTGCCGCTGGTCAAACCATAACATTGATCGGCCTAACAATCGGCAACATTCATGCCTCGTCATCCGCATGGGTAACAGCAAACATCGTTCGATCAGGTGGCGTAGACAGCGAGTTCGCGCACCAAGTCAGCGTACCAACGAACGACAGCTTAGACCTACTGCAAGGCAAGATCGTTCTTAACACTGGTGACTCTTTATTTTTAGATGGAGAGGCCAACGCTTCACTTGAAGCCAGCATTAGTTATTTGGTACAAACCTAATGGCGTTCTTAATCGGGACTGACCCCGGCCTCCGTCAGACACGAACACCAAGTACAGACAACTTCACGCATGGAGTTGGCTTCACAGCGAACTCTTCCACAACAATCGTTCTATCCCAAGACCCCGGCAACGAGAACCATCTTGACATAAATTTTGATGGGATTGAACAGCACCGCGACACTTACACAGTCAGCGGCACAACAGTCACCTTCGATGCCGTGATCCCAACGGGTGTCGTAAACATCCAAGCCACCTACGCAGTAACAGTAGCTTCATTGACCGTCCCAGATTCTAGCGTATCAACAGCTAAGATTGTTGACGCAAACGTCACAACTTCAAAAATTTTAGACGCAAATATTACCACTTCAAAAATTCAAGACAACGCAGTCTCCCTTGATAAAATGGCACACGGTTTAGATGGAAATCTGATTACTTTTGATGCAAACGGGGCACCGGAATATGTTGCTACCGGATCAGCAAATCAAGTCTTAACCAGTGCGGGTGCGGGTGCGCCTCCCGTTTTTGCAGACGCTGGTGGTGGTATAACCTCATCATCTGTGTTCGATTTAACAGCTTCTGCAAATAGTTCTACTTTTTCATTTTCTCCTTCTTCTTCTGCGAAAAGAATTACAGTGCTAATTTGTGGTCTGTCAACAGACGATACAAACGCATTTAAATGTG